TGAACACAAAATTGAGACTCCAGCCTGTAGTTCTTTCAGACGGTAAAACCGTGTCGTGCGTGATATGTGACCTCACAGACGAAATATTGAAAATGGAGCCACAAGTATTAAAAGATGAAGTCATACGCGAACTCAATTTGCCACCACCTACATCTTCAAGAATCGGGTGGGGTGCGGAGTGGAAGGATGGTGCATGGCATTTTGAACAGTCTTCGGGTGTTTTGAGTCTTCACGGACAAGTGCCATTCTTTGGTAAAAGTAACAAGGTGGCTTTGTGTGGTATGATGTCCCATAGAAACACCCCATATTCAAGTATAGAAGCCGCCGTAGAAGTTGGTCGATCTTTTTGTAGCCAAGAATTTGGAACTAGAAAACCGCATCAACCCATAAAAATAACACTTGTGTTATTCGTACTTATAGCTTTAATTCTAATAACCATATATACCAGAAAAGGATGATCCCAATAGAGGGTACGGTATACACTCCCATGTACGAATTCAACTCAAAGAAATACATGCGTGTGGAGGTAGATAACAGAACTCGTGATTACATACATGGTTTACACGAATCCAAATCTAGATTTATCATGAATAAACAAAATGTGGACAACCCACTTGAAGGTAACGTTTTGACGATAAAAGTACCTTTCAGATACAGACGTGTGATGTGTACCGTTGAAGGTGACACACCCGTACAATCTCTAGCTAAGGGTGACAAAGTCAAAATATTAGCAAATTTTAGTGGTGCATGGAACGTTGCAAACCACAGTGGCTATGCTTGGGTGATTAAGGAGATCCAGACACCTGATTTACGTCAACCGACCGCTCCTCCGTCTTCTCCGGTACGTCAATCTCCTCTAGACCCGCTTCCTTGAAACCCAAGAATACACGAAGACTTCCCTGAAGCCTATAAATCTCTTGATGCAACTTTTCGAGTTCATTCGTCAACTTTTCAATGTTTGCTTCCACGTTAAGAACAGGCATGTTTCTAGTCTATTAAAGTTTTTAATCTTTAATACATTAGAATGCTCACGCGGAGTGGATACATCGTAAACAATCCACCCCCAGAAATAAAAAAGGAGCTCACGGTAAGGGCCATCGTCAACGATGATTTTGGCTTTCCTCCTCCCCCTTTCAAGGTATTTAGACCAACTAAGAATGGAATCTGCGTTCCAAGATACTATGGAACTAGTAAATTGGGAGAGCCAACGGAGGATAAGCGACCTGTGCCTACACGAATTAATACCAGATTCCACGGAACTCTCCGGGACGCCACCCATCAGAACGCCGCACTTGCTGCGGCTATTGACGCAGGTCACGGGGTCCTCAGCCTACCGTGCGGATTCGGGAAGACCACCGTTTCATTAGCCATCGCATGTAAACTCGGGTACCGAACCATGATCATCGTACACAAGGAATTCCTCGCGAATCAGTGGGAAGAACGGATCAAACAGTTTTGTCCGGGTGCGACCATCGGTCGTGTACAACAAAACAAGAAAGAGGTTGAATGTGATTTCGTGATAGCCATGCTACAGTCCCTGTCCCTTAAGGAATACTCGTTTGGGGATTTCGATAGTGTGGGTACAGTCATAGTAGACGAAGCACACCACATATGCGCAAAGGTGTTTAGTCAATCTCTGTTTAAGATATGTCCCAATCACATATTCGGTTTGTCGGCGACACCAAACAGGAAAGATGGACTCACGAAGGTGCTTCACTGGTTCATGGGCCCCACATTTTTTGCGGTAGAACGGGAAAATCAACAAGACGTGGAGGTGTTTCCCATCGAGTTTGAGTGTCCCCGTTTTAGAGACCCTCCGCCGTGTACACGATTCGGGAAGCTCTCACTCTCCACGATGATCACGGAACTCACAGAGAACCGCGACCGAAACAAGATGTTGGTCGACCTAATTAAACGCATCACGAAGGGTACGAGACAATTACTCGTGTTGAGTGACCGCCGTCAACACTGCATGATGCTTCATCAGTGTTTTCCAAAAACGTCCGGACTCTACATGGGTGGCATGAAAGAATCGGAACTCACGGAATCTAGTAAGAAAAAGATCATATTCGCGACGTTTAGTCAGGCACACGAGGGACTCGATATACCGACGCTCGACACGGTGATCCTCGCGACACCTAAATCAGATATCGTTCAGTCCATAGGTAGAATCATGCGTGAGACAAAAGGAAAGAAGAACAACCCAAACATTTACGACATCTTCGATCAGTGGTCGGTGTGTCACGCCATGTATAACAAACGTCTGCGCGTGTATAAACAGGGTGGCTTCAAAATGCCCAAGATGAAAGAAGAAGAACCAGATGACTTCGCGCGAGGGCAGTGTTTGATAAAAGTGTAGCCTAATTACAGAATACCGTGTGATTCAAATAAAAGGTCGCAACGGAAACTAAAAAAGGTGATTAGAGCGAAGAAAGCGCCAAATTAGATTATTACGGTATACACCGTCTCATCCATCAATGAACTCGGGGAATGGTCGAGGATCTCGAAAACGCTTAAATTTCTCTTTTTACCATTCGCGTGCTGTGTGAATGGTAAAAGGGTGTTTACTTTTTAATAGAATCCATAGCGGCGAGTGCAAGAACACCCGCGATAAAGAACAAGACCACATAGTTCGTTTCCGTGTCTTCCATTCGAGAACCCCTGGGTGGGGCTCTCTGAGATGGAGCACGCATCTGAGGAACGCGCACTGGCGGCTCTTCCTCGATGGGACAGTACCCTATCATTTATACTGTACGCTTACAAATTTATTTCGACGGACTTCTTCTTACGCCCGCGTTTACCCTTAGTGGTTGTAGACACCTTGACTTCTTTGACATCACTCTCATCTTCGTCACCCTCTGGAGCATCGACTATGTCAGAAATGGCGTCGTCATCGTCGTCTGGGTCAATGCTTGGAATTGGTTCCGGGGGTGTAGTAGACATGGGTGGAACCGGGGGCATCATGATGTTGCCCATCAAACTAGAGATGTCTACACCCGGTCCCTTCATTTCATAACGTTCACCGTCACCACCCGAAGAAGATGGTGGTTCGACTGCACCACGTGGAGTCGTATTCTTCACGGCATCAACCATGTTTTGTACGAGTCCTGGGTTTTGCTTGAGAATATCATTCATATTAGGCATGACCGACTTGAACATACTGTTTGTCAAGTGGAACATCATCGCAGAACCACCAAGCATCATGATGAGCTTGATTTCTGGAGCCACCGTCATCTTGGTTCTATATTTCACATAGAGCTCCTCGAAAACTTCATCGTAATCATCCACATTTTCCATGACATTCTCGGACCAACCATCGAGTTGAATCTCAAATGGGTTGTACTTTTTGTTCAAAAATTCAAGTCCCGTACAGCATGCAATCAACATACGCCTACTAAATTTTATAGACTTTTCAACATCTATACTATAGGTAATTCTCTTAACCTCTGTACGTAAATCGTCGACATTTGAATACACATTGAGTCGCTTGTTTACTGTGAAGCCGCGCTTCTCGAGACGCCCCAATTTGTTTACCAAATCCGCCTTTTCTTCGTCTATAGACTTGTATCCAGGAGAAGGTCGCTCTTCTTGTTGGATCGTGTAGTCTCCTTGCATGTACTCCTGTGGGTCTTCTTCTTGTTCATATTCACCATAGTCGACGGGGTCTTCTTGGTATGGTGGCGGCACCGACTGTTTTGTTGGGTTAGCAAACGCATCGATGTCTTCCTGAACAGCGGACTCCATCGGTGATCTACTCGGTGGTTTGTAAACCGTTGGTTTTGGAATACTCCTCGCAGAACGTGGACGGGGAACCTCGATTTCAATCTCGTCCATGATAGCCTGTTCGTTATCATCGAGTTTCATGACATTTCCCTGACTTCTGTCAAGTACTATCTCTCCGTCCATTACTCTGTACTTTGAAACTAATTCAATTTCTTTAACGCACTTTACATAAAAAATATCTAGTACATAGTAAATGAAGCTTAACCTTAATGCCACCAACCGAAACACACTCGCTGCGATTGTAATCGTGTTCTGCTTGTTGTCTGTGATGATGGCGCTGTCTCCACGATCCAGAAGTTATTACCAGCCCAGACCTATTAACCTTGAAACCGAGGGCGCCGAGACCGGTTCCATTTTCGACTTGGAACACAAGATTGAATGTGTCCCAGGATCCCCAGAATCTGCGTACTACACCAAGTCTTTGACTCCAGGTGGTATCTGTGGCGACCAAGAATTCGTCAAGAAGAGCGCTGACGCGAAGATTATCGGTGGAATAGGCGGATCTTTAATCTAGGCTTACTGTAAATGAGTAAGGTAAACATCACTCGTCCAGCTTTGCCTGATTTTGATTTTGAATATCACACTATCATGGTCGATACGATCGGCCAAGATAGCAAAAATACATTCACAGTTCATCTCACACAACCAATTGAAAACATAGTTCAAGCAAAACTTTCTGCCGCTCGAATCGATGCAGCGGGTTCGAATGTTTGTCACATTTCAGTGGATGAGTTGAACACAAATTATTCGCAAAGAACTTCCAATGTTTATGGAGGGCAGTCATCTATGACAAATCTTAACAGAGGATTTGGTACCATCATTCAGGCTGGCTCTAACCCAATAATATTTAGAGATGATTATGACGTTGACACGCAATACATGACCCCAATAAGAAAAGTGGATAGACTCACGTTCTCTCTTAGAGATGAAAATGGTGATACGATCACGAGCAGTACTGATAACTTTTTGATTTTCAAGTTTGTGTGTAAGAACAAAAATTTGCCCTTTATTGAATCAGGGCGCTAGGTAAGTGTATTTTTTACCTTTCGTTATATTATAAATGTCGACGGGGATCGTTCAACTCATAGCAGTTGGTGCCCAAGATGAACACATCATGGGTAATCCAGAGATATCATTCTTCTCATCGACATTTAAACGACATTCGAATTTTTCGCAATCCGTCGAAAAACAGACCATACAAGGAAATGTTAAAGGTAATTCCATGTCATCGGTAAAATTTGAAAAAACTGGTGATTTATTGGGATACGTGTATCTCACACTTGATGATAATAAACAGGCGCTCGACACACAAAGGTGGGACAGAATAGTTGAAAAAGCTGAAATATTGATAGGAGGGCACGTCATTGACGCGCAAGATGGTATTTTTACCGAAAAAATAGCCATCGATACGTTTGCACAAAACGTATCTAAAAGCGCAAACGGTACACACCCGGGTGTGAGCGCGCGTTCTTATTTTTATCCATTTAGATTCTTTTTTTGCGAAGGTCCTCAATGCGCTTTGCCAATCGTGGCTTTACATTATCACGATGTCGAAATGCGCATACACTGGGGACCCGATGCAGGAAACTACAACGTAGAAATGTATGCAAACTATTATTATTTAGACAACGAAGAGCGAGGAAACCTTGCATCCAGAAATCACGAAATGTTGATAACGCAAGTGCAAAAGAATATCCCATCCGGGGAATTGACGCAAGAACTCACATTTAATCACCCAGTAAAGTATCTCGCATCTTCGGACACAACAACGGAAGGTGCACTGACTTCGACTACAAACAAGGTTAAATTAAACATAAATGGATTAGATATTGGTAAATATAGGTGGGGTAAACCACATTACATAGATGTCATGAATTATTACCACACAAATTTCGTTACATCCCCAGATTTCTTTTTGTATTGTTTTTGCTTATCTACGAGCTCTCTTCAACCTACAGGTACGTTAAATTTCAGTAGACTCGATTCAGCAAAAATCGTGAGTGAAAATACACCAATCCGTGACCCGATTTATGCAGTAAATTACAACATATTACGCATACAAAACGGGATGGCAGGACTTGTTTATGCAAATTAAAATGCAATACTATATTAAATGGTTAAGAACTTACCGACGGTGGAGCGATCCACCAAAATTAGGTTTGGTAAGAACTGCACGGACGACCAGGCGGAAAATACAATTGTATTCAACGCGAGTAATGCTCAAATAGACGCGAGCATACCCGGGGCGGTGTACATGACACCTCTCCGAGAACAACCCGATTTGTTTGATACAAACGTTACGATGATGACGTATAACACGTCGACTAAAGAGCTCATGGACTCTGGTGTTACGGCATCGGACGTACTTAACTTTGATTTAGAAGACGTAACCATAAACGGGAATGTCACGTCGAATACAATGATTTTTAGAGGAGAAACCGCATTTATTACCGAATCCAGTAAAACTGGTATTTCAAATAGCGCACCCACACACACTTTAGATGTGGGTTCAAATTTATATGTAGACGACACGGGTGATACGATTTTAAACGTCAC